AAGGGGGAGAGTGCGGTCGGGGTATATCCTCTGAGTTTTTCTAAGAAATCGACCCGTCCCCGGAGTAATGCCGGTAGGGGTAGGGCATAGGTATCTGGAGTCGATCATAGGTCAGGATCCTAGGGGTTTGTTACTACGGCGTCTATTACAGGATCTATGGGCTGGGAGTAGCTGGGCAGTATTACCGTCGCTACCTGCTACTACGTGATCCGCTTCAAATGGATCATCTTCTCTTCTTTCTTTCCCGCAGATATGGCAACTAATCGCTGACTCTCTGACCGCCTTGGCCCGGCGTGCGTAGTCGCCGCCATACTGTCCGGTCTGGGCCTTCCTCATAGCTCTACGTGCTTCGTGAACTGCCTTAGCTTGTGCGGTGTGTACCTCGCATAACGGATCCAAGGACAGTAGGCCACAGATACGGCAAGGCTTTTGAAATCGTCTAATCTTTTCCCCAACCTGTTCCCTTGAGGTGGACGGGTGGAGCTTCATACACTCGGGTAAGTTCTCTAGCGTCATTGACGCAGATAGGCGCTCTCTCTTTTTCTTTCAGCGACCTAATGACTGTCATAGTCATACCGCACTTCTGGCATTTGTATTCGTAGCTGGGCATTAGGCAGATAGCTCCCGCATATAATCTTGGAGCCTACTTAGGCGTCCGGTGCGATAGCTAATGTCATTACGCTCCAGCTCTAGGACGTTAGGCGCAGCGTCTATGTGATCCTTATTGACGCAATCCTTGTGACCGCACGTTCTTACGCCGGGCAGATAGAGCCTAAGCTTTCTGTCTATCGGGTTCAGATCCTCGTCTACTTCTCCACGCCACGGACGGCAGACACTCCCGTTGTATTTGATCTCATTAGCCGGACCGACTCGACAGTCTGAACAGCGACCGTCTATCCTTCCCCTTACTCTTCTCTGTTCTATCGTCTTGTAGCTGATCTCTATGCCGCAGCGTTCGCAGTTCATAGCTAGTCCCTTCTCTTGTGTATCTCTTCCCTAAGTGCTTCGATAATACCTTTGACGTCCGTATCTCCAAAGGCGTCGATCTGTTCTACTTCTTCTAGCCAGTTGATTATGGTTAGGCGCTCTAGTTCCTTACCGTGATTCAGCGCTCGTAGATACTGAGCTAATGCTTTCATTTCTTTATTCTTTCCAGCAGATTACCGTCGTCTAGTAGTATCCGCAAAGCCAACTCTGCCTGTTGTGGGACTACTCCGTTTCCTGCTAGCTTCAGTTCGTCATTACGCTTTAGTCCTAACCCAGTTATCCAACCCTCGGGTAAACCCATAAGCCATTCGGTAAACAGGGAACTAAGTCTATGGCCTCCGTCCTTGCCGTCCGGCTTAGTCGGCGCTGGAGCTGATCTACCCACTAGTTGTTCCCAGCGTGTAATGGCAGCCTCAAACTTTCCCCAACTTGTTTTTGGTAGCTCGTTTACTTGATGATAAATACCTATTTGTCCGCCGCCTTTACTTTTTTCAGTCGCAGTTTGAAGACTCCCTTTCTCTCCGTCCGTGGCTTGTGGTGTTCTAAATAACTCCAACATCTGACCTGAGAGTGTCACTTGACCGCCTCTAGCCCGGGCGTACGATTCTGTCTGATGTCCGCGCTCCGCTTCGCTAGCTGCTGGAGTTCGAAACAAGTCTTTAGGAGCGTACCCCGTGGTAATTCTTGAAGCGAAGTCGTTTAGACTATCGCCGTATCCCGAAGAAGTTGAACCGGGCTCATTAGCTCTGGGAGTCGGTAAAAAGCTAGATTCTTTTCTATCCGCTCTAGGACAACCGCAGATTACTTCGTGTAACAAGTCGCCTCCGTGATCCCTACAACTACCGGAGTTATTTTGTGTAGTTGGTGTAGGCAAGGATGAAGACTCTAAATCGTTGGTGAGCTGCTCCGGCGTCGGAAGCTCGAACGCCTGTCCACTTTGCGTCATACCCGACGTCGGCCAAGTCTCCAAGAACGGCTCCCAACGCTCTGAGAGCAGGTCTGTCTCCGAGTTGCCCCATAATTTCAGGTCCGTATTCCATTCCGCTATCTGCTTTGGCACTTAGTAAACCCCTTACATTTTCGATTACTACTAACTTTGGTTTGATGATCGTTATCGCTTTGTAAAACTCCGACCATAGCCCGGACCGCGTTCCGTCTTGTAGTCCTGCGCGCTTACCAGCTAGGGATAAGTCCTGACACGGAAACCCTCCGGTTAGAATCTCAACAGGCTCTACCGATTCCCAGTCCACCTTCGATACGTCGCGGTAGTTTGGGACGCCCGGGAAGTGAGCCTCTAGGACTTTACTAGGTGCGTCTTCCCACTCACAATGCCACGCTACCGTTGCTCCCGTGACTTTACTGACCGCCAGATCCAGTCCACCATATCCGCTGAATAAGCTCCCAATCCTCATAGCTTGTAAACCGTTCCCGTGAAGTCTGTTTCTTTCTCTAGGAAGAACGTGACCAAACCGGGTTGAGAATCCTCGCCCGCTTGACGTTTCCACCAACCGGATCCGTTATCCATAGTCGAAGCCTGAACCCAGAACCGGGACGTGCCGCGCGGTGTGGATCCTAGCTCGACAATGCGAAGGTGGTGAAAGTGTCCGCTGACTCCGATAGTGGCTGCGCTTACGGGCTGATTACCGAACGCCTGCTGCCGCCACCAAGTCGGGACTTGATCCGGACGCGGGCTTTGATGTCCGTGCCATACTCCTAGGATGTGGAACCCGTCGTCAAAAACATCTAGAGCTAGTGATTCGTCGTGGGCCTGCGGCTCGATAAACCTAATAGGCAATCCGACTTCCTGAGCTAACCGGGCTAACGTTCGTCCGATATGGACTCCCCAATCGTCGGTTCCCTTACCTATGCGTTGCTTATTCACTCGGATCTGACAATGATTAGACGCTACCGACGCGTAGACAATTTCTGGCACGTGTTCGCATAATGCTCGCAGAGTTGTCCACGCTAGCGTTGTGGCGAGATCCACTTGCTCCGTGATACTTAGGTCGTTCGTGTAGAGCTGGTTTGCGTCATTAGCATTTATGAAGTTCTCGATCGTATCTCCGACGTCGCAGAAGATAACCTTAGACGGTTTCTCTTTTTTGACCTGCTGGATAAGTTTTGCCGTAGTTTCCTCGACGCGCTGAATAAGATCGACAGTCCCGCCGCGGTGATCCACCTTGCCGACTTGTAGGTCGGACCATAGGACTACTAGGGCTTTATCTGTTCTGGGAACGTGTAAAGTTTTGGGCTTCTTTTTTACAGATCTCTTAGCTTCCGCATATAGCAACGGTAAGTCGATACCGGACGTCCGTTTGCGGAAGGTGAAACGGAACGACGTTAGAAAGTCGCCGCCTTCTTTCTGCTGCCATTTGCTTACACGTGGAGTACCGATTACCTCAAACTCCGACGGATCCATACCAGCAGCCTCTAAGAACTCTTCGAAACTAGCTGGAGCCTCTGAGTACGGTGTCGTCGCCTCCCCGGTCGATCCGTCAAAGATAACGCCCGGTCTTCCAAATGGAGTCGGTTCTATCTTCTTAGCTGGTTCTAGGTTGTCTAGCAAGAGCATTCTTTCTTCCGGTGGCGCAGGATTGAAACGTCGCTTATTCGTAATCCCCTAGAGCTTAGTTCCCGCGCTAATGATCCGGAGTTGAAATCTGGGTTTGCTAGCGCTCCGTCTAGGATCTCTTGGTCTTTCTTCTCTAGCTTGTTACGGATCGTTCTAACCGCGCAGCTACGAATTTTTAGCGGCGGCTGTAGATCTTCTAGCATTTTCTCCCCTTACTAGATTTAGAGCTAAGTCCCCGATCTCGGGTTCCAGTCCAGCGTATTCCATTTCCCAGATTTTAGCCATTAGCAAAGCTAAGTTCTTTCTAATGCTTTCAAAGTCTTCGGACCAAACTAGGTTCTTATCGTTCAGCAGTCTAAGAGCTTCAGAAAAGTCTTCCACGGCGCTTCCGATCCATTAGGTAAAGACGGATCTTGTAGCGCAGCCAACGCAGCTCGCGCTTTAGGTAGATAGGTTTGCGAACCTTACGGTGTTTACCCTTCGACAATTTCTACAATCCTCTCTAATATCTCAACGTCTACGTTGGTGATCACTACTGCGTCTTCCAGTAGGTCGGCGATTATTCTGTCCCGCTCTGCGAGTGTTCCCCGGTGATAGCCCCGGGCGAAGGCGAACGTAAGCTTTCGTTCTTTCTTATCTTTCGAGTTCGGTCTGAAGCCATTCATTGAACGCCACCATATCCTTCTCTAGCTGCTCGATCATCTTTCCATAAACCTCCAGCTCGATTAGCAGAAGGTCAAGTTTTGTTTCTAGGTCCATTTGAGTTCCTTTACGTGTAGGTGTGCGCGTTTTAGTCCGAGATATACTCCGGTCGATTCAAAGGTGTCTAGCTCGTCCGGCTTATCTTCGAACTCTTTGATTTCTGCTTCCAGCATTCTTAGGATCCTCTGACGTTCGTGTTGGATACCTGAGTTGAATGCGCGGATCGCGCTAGTGGCGATTATGTCTTGTAGGTCGCTCATAGTCCTAGTCCTTTCAAGACCTCGTTTTGTTCTCGGACGTAGCGTCCGTTTATCTCGTTCACTAAATCCTGAACGGTAATCGGAATGCCTTCGTGATCCTCGACAAAGCTGAGAAGATACTCGCGCTCATTACGCTGCCCGGCTTTGAACCCGTCGGTGTAGTCGGTGTTGTTCGTGAGCCTTTTGTCTAGTCCGTCATAGAACCCACGGATATAGTTTTCCTGCTGCGCTTGATGAATCGTCCCGTAAGTAGTGGTCACTTCGTCTTCGTCTTTCCAGCTCATTCGATATCTACCTTTGGTCTGCGGTCGATCTTATTTAGGTTCTCGATTAGGAGGTTCAACGTCTCTGGGTCCAGTAGTCGCTGGATAGTGAGTAGCTCCAAAGCGTTCTCTATGTCTTTTAGTTCGTCGCGCCTACCTCTGTTGTAAGCGTCTAAGGTTTTAGCGGGCAGTTTCAGCAGCGTAAACATCCGGGTTCACCTCTTCTATAATTTCTAGGATCTTTGATACTGCCTTCGTCGGTATAGGGTTAGTCGCTTTGATCAGGCGGACTATTTCATCCCGCATAAGTAAACGGCCCATAAGGATCCCGTCCTGCTTCGCAGCGTTGAAACTGTATTGGTTCGGGTTGTAGTCGTCGTTACCAAAATCGATAACCGGGTTAGTCTTGCTTGTCATTTTCAGTCCTTTCTAGGAACTCTTTCTCTAGGTGGTGGAGTAGGTGGATCTGAGCTGTGTACCTGTTTAGGTGGTATCGCTCAACGTTTGATCCGACCGTGCGTTCGTCGTATAAGTTCTTTGCGTATTCGTGTCCCTCTTTTAGGATCCGACGGATAAGGAACTGGACGTCTGTCATCTTGCTTCCCACTTTCGCATTACAGATAAGACTCCTACGGTCCAGACGATCGCAAAGAGCGGCATATAGATTAGAGTCACGGCGTTGGACTGGAGTGTATAAGTCAGCTCTACTAGCCACGCAAAGATAAGAACTGGGATCAGCTCTAGTGCCATTAGAGTACCTTCCTAGCTAGGTGATCGACTAGAAAGAAAGTCACGGCAAGGATTCCAAAGACTCCGAGAGTGTGACCTAGTAGCAGATCGTACTTCTGGATCTCTAGCCCGGTGAAAAGGACGACCGCATAAGCGACAAAGATTCCAACAGTTTTCACTCTGTCACCTCCCAGATCCCGGCGATACCTAAGTTCGGATTCCGCTGTAGCTTCTTCCAGTTTTCGATAAGTGCGTTCTCGCGCTCTGTTACCTGCTCTAGTGAGTCACCGTACACGTGTACCGACTGACCGGAGTAGTAGACGACCGCGTATAGTTTCTGTCCCCACGGACTGAGTGTCTTCTCCATTTTGTTTCCCTTTCTATAGCTTTACGATTAGGCGTTCGAGATCTGCCTTTAGGTCTTTGATCTGCTGCGCTAGCTCAGATAAATCCCAGTCCAAACCGTACGCTTCGTGCGCGTCCCCGGACGCGGTGGCCTTGTCGAACTGCTCCTGTATCTCGGTGCGCTCGTCTAGTAGTTCTTCTAGGTCGCTGAGTACGTCCTGTATCTGATCCATTAGCTTTCCTTTTTCTCCGGGAGGACGCTTACGCGCCCACCCTTGCTGATACGTACTGAGTGTGGAATCCTGCGTCCAGCTCTTCGATTTTATTTATTAGAGCTATACGGAGTGAGTTCATAGCCATTACTTGCGAGTAGTCATTGGTCGCCTCGGCCGCTTTTCTAGCTGAGAATATGCGAGTGTCGATCTGCTTTAGGAGTCCTGCTAGAACCTCTAGCGATAGTCCGTCTAGCTTGCTCTCTAGTGCTGCGATTGTCTGTGTCATTAGCTTTCCTTTCCTGACCCCGGCTTCCCCGGATAAGTTCAGAATAGCAATTTTTTAGGAATTTTGGGAGATTTTGACCAATTTTTGAGAAATTTACCAAATCGTTATTTTTGTCTTAGGTTCGTACACCTGTACGAGAGATTTGGGACCGTAGGAGGCCCGTAGACGGCCGTTTAGAGGGTCGGTAGGGTGTTTACACGTATTAGAGCGCCCGGGCCTCTATCGTCCGCGTAGACCTTAGCAGCGTTTATACGGACTATCCGGGAGTCGTCCGCGTAGATCCCAGCGTCCGTGAGTGAGTCAGCTACGGCACGGATCAGCTTGTCAAGATCGGGCATTACGGACGGGAGCGCTCTGTCCTGTACGGTCTTAGGCCGTGGCAGATAGAAAATGACCGACAGCTCCACGGGTTCGTCTATCGGTTTCCAGTCTTCGGAAATTAGATCGAGCGCGGCAAAGACTACGGCGTTGCGCCAGCGTTTGTGTTTTGAGGAATTGACTTGGACTATACGCCCATTTATTACTGAGTGAGATCCCTGCGACGCCGGATCGCCTTGGACGTCAATAGTTAGGTCGAACATACCTAGCCCACGCTTCGACGATAGCCGCCCAGCAGTAAAACAAACCGAAGACTATCCCCGCCGCGTGTAGGAAGCCGGAAGACTCGGAAGCGAATTCGATTAGAAGAATTCCGGTCGCAGCGGGGATAAGCCAACGGAGAATCATTAGAACGGTAGAGCGTCTTCGTGAGTAGGGATCATAGCTGGAGCTTCTGATCCGTCTAATTTGATAGTGGCAAAATTGATCGACAGATTTACTACTGTCTTGTCTTCGCCTTCTTTGTTTTTGTAGTTTCCGATTGACGCAGATAGCAGTCCGCGAGCGGATACCTTCTGACCAACCTGAAGGGACGTGGTCGGGGAGTCGAGCCACGCGGTATATCTAGCGTCGCGCTTTTCGCCTTCTTTTGACTTATAGGTTTCTAGGATCTGTACGCCTTTGTTCTGGAAGACCAGACCGACGATTTCGCCCTTTACTTCTACTGTTGCCATTTGGTTATTACCTTTCTTTTTTTCTACCCTAGCAGCTAGCTAGGACTTTTTTATATGCTCCGGGTTACAGCAGTCTTCGTGACCGCAGTTCCGGATCCCGGGTAGGACTGGACTGCCTTCAAAGATAGGTTGGGTGAGCGTAGCAGGATCGAAGTCGCCTTGCCACGGTAGGCATTTGGTATTCCCGTATTTGACGATATGCGACTGGCCCATTCGACAGTCGGCGCACCGGACGCCCGTCTTGGGTTCATCCAGCTTGACGCGCCAGATATGCCCGCAACGATTACAGATCGCTTCATTTTCTTCCACGCCATAATCTTAGTTCGCCTTTATTAGCCCGGCTTGGATAGCTGCGTTGCGACAACACGGGTCGCAGGTGAGTAGGCGCTTACCGTGAGCGCAGATTGGGTGCGGATCACCTTTGCGTTCCTCCGTAAAAGTGGTGGCACGGCTACGGTGTTCCTCAGTTTTCCGACGGTCTTTGATCCTGAGTGCGTAGGCGATTACGTGTTTAGCCTCTACGTAGCCTAGTGACGGATCGCGTTGTGCCTCGATCACCGCAGCCTTGGCGTCGTCAAAGTCTAGGTATCCGACTAGATCAAACCAGACCTGTAATTTCTCAGCGCTGAGTTGTCTGTTGTCGATAGCTGACAGATACTCCATTAGCTCTTTTAGCTCAGTCTTCGTCATTAGCCCATTCCTCCAGCGCCTTCGTATCCTTAGTCTTCCGCTCCGGTAGCGGTCCATTATTCCACGATTCAGCGTTGAGCCAAGTCGCGGGGTTTTTGACGTATCGCTTATCTGGCAGGTTTGGATCGTCCGCATAGTCTTTAGCGCCTTGGATGATTACAGCTACATCCCCGGTCTTCGCTGCTTTCCTGAACGCCCGGATAGCGGCTCCCTTGTCTACCTTCTTAGGGTAATGCTCCCAAAAGACCTCAAAGTGAAGCATTTGTAAATCGCCAAGTGTTCTCTCGTTATTCTTATTTTGGTCTTCTTTAGGAATAGTGTTCTTTGTAGTCGGGTTTACCGACGTCGGATTATCCGACAACGGTATATCCGACGGGTCCGAAGTCCGCCAGATAGTTTCAGAGAACCGACCGTCTTCGCGTGACTGTTGGCGGGTTAGGTAGCCGCAGCCTTCCAGCTCTAGGATCGCGGTCCGGATCTGATCGCGCCCGACGTTATTCCTACTGGCTAGTGAGTTGATAGACATATTCCAGCCCGGGGAGTGCGTCATTATTTGACCTAGTAGCCCGATAGCTTTTAGAGATAGCCGGGAGTCACGTAGCCAAGCGTTCGGTATCTGGGCAAACTGATCGTCGAACGCGTGATGACCCCTAATGAGCGGCAAAGATTTCCCTTTCTAATGGTGGAGCTAAGTGACTGATAGGAACGTTATAGCAGTCAATCGTCGGAGTCCAGCCGTTAGATTGGTCGGTCTGACTCGGACTCCACGGCGTCGCTAGTTCCTCGAAGCGTTCTAGTGTAATGCTGCCTAGGATAAATGCGCGACTAAATCGACGGATCTGATCTGACTTACCGGAGCTGACAAGGCTGATAAAGAGAAAGAAATCTGGGCGTTGGTGATCGTGGTTATACGCCGGGACCGTACAGTCATAGAACGGCTGCGGAACTACGGTACGCTCTTTAGTTTTGAACTCTAAGGTTTTCCAGTCGCCGTCGATTTTGACTCTAACGTCATAGCTAGTCGAGAACACTTCCTCGATTTCTACCCCGCAGCTACGTAAGTAGTCCATTCCTATTAGCTCACCTAGCGCTCCCACTTGGTTAGCCTGAGTACCGCGCATAGAGCGGTCCAGTTCGCCTAGCATTTCTGACCGTGCCTGAGCTACATCTAAGTAGCGCTCTACGCTGACTTCTATCATCTGCCTAGCTCCGGGTCGTCGGTCTTTGTCTTGCCAAAGCTATCGTCTAAAAAGTACCAGCCGTCCCATAGACGCGCCGGAGTTGTTAGGGGATCTTGGTGCGATAGTAGCTTCCAACCGAGAGATCTGGCTCTAGCGGCAAATCCGTAGGATGACTCCATAAGTCCATTAGCTAAAGAACAGAAAACAATAATGTTCGACGGACGATCTCGGAGCTTACTACCGCCCATACCGCGATTAGCCCGGTGTTGTGGAACTAGCTCCGGTCCCGTGGTCCCGCAATGCGGACACGCGGTATCCCTATCGAGATAATTTTGGAACTGTTTCTTATTCATCTTCCCACGGATCGTACTTCTTCGCGGGCAGGTCTAACCCGGTCCCGGAGTAGTCCGCTGAGAATCCGATAGACGAAGAACTTTCCGTATCTCGCAGGTTTGTAATTTCTTCTGGATCGGGAGCTGGGCAAGAGTGACGTCGAATCCAGCTCTTGTAGAGCTTCGTAGCTTCCTCCCCAGTAGCCTGAAATACGGCCCCGCAGGAACACTTCTCTCGTATCTTCATAGCCCGCCACTCTCCCGCCCATTAGTCTAGCTCCGCCATTGGAGTTCCACGTTACGGCTAATAACCGCGGTCATAGTAGCCGTATCGCTGAGTACCTTCATCTTCATCTTTACCCTGTTGAACTCAGCTCTAGCTAGGTCAGCCTTCAGCTTCTCGTCTATCGCCTGTAGCTTTGCCACCGCTTGACGATCTGCCACCGTGCCTTGGCTATTTAGAAAAGATAAAGAAACCGACTTATCGTAGGTCGCTTCAGCGTCCGCCAGTTTTACTTCAGCGTCATAAAGAGCGCTGGCCCCGCGCTCCATTTCTTTACTTATGCGCTGGAGTTCCTCGACGATCTGGCCCGGTGTTTCCATTAGGCAAGTCCTTCAGCGGTCATTTTGATCCAGTCCAAAACCTCCGCCGACGCCTTCGCTGTCTTCGCTTCTGAGTAGAGTAGTCGCAGCTTCTCTATGTCTTTAGTTTTAGCTAGCTCTCCAGCTTCAGCCAACCAATCACGGCTCGGCAATTTTGGAGTCTGACCGCGCGCTACCTTTTCCATTTCTTCACGGGTGACTCTTTTATTTCCGCTGAACGTATAGTTAGCTAGGCAACGCCCAAGCGACGACGTTTCTGCGTTTTCCAACGCGGACGTTTTGTTTGCCATACCGACGCCGTCGATCTCAAATGCCCAGCCCGTAGTCTTTGGTAAGTCCCGCGCTTGGTCTTCTTGTGTTAGGTACAGTCGCGCTTCGACAACCCACGTACCGACTGCTCGATCCTGTGGCGTTGTGTGATTTATAGTTACCAGTCGCGCGTCTTGGTGATCCTCTGAGGCCCAAAATCTACGGAGTCGTTCCTCAACTGTTTCATAATCGTTTAGGTTGAACTGTGCCATTTTTTTATTCCTTTTCTCTTTGGTCTTTTACGTCGCGCTCGATTAGGTCCAGTATTAGTCCAAACCCTAGTCCGGTATAACCGTCCTTCAGAAGTCCCCAGAACAGTTCTATTAGGTCTTCTGTTTTGTATAGCCCGTTGTTATCGTACTTATTTTTGTTTTCGCATTCGCAGCTCATTATTTCTTCCCTTTCTCATTGTGTAGGTACGGGTTCCCCATTCCTCGGGCGCGCAGACTGATCGCGTGTTCCCCATAAATGATTCCCCGTTTCTTCCCAGCCATAGCCTTTAGAACTCGACTCTTTAGCTCGGTAAGTCTTTTATCTGATTTCTCAAATTCGTCTAAAGCGTTGAAGTAGTGGACGCCTAGTTCGTCTAAGTGTTCTTCGCCGTCCTCAATCTTAGGGTTCATAGCCCGGATAGTTTCGAACGTGCTATTACTGCCGTCCCAGTCGGGCATAGTGTTAGTGAGAACTGACTCTCTAAACCGATACGCGGCTGCGATAAGTGAGGCCGCCTCAAACGCGTCCCACTCGATCTCGAACTCTTGATAGCTGGATCCTGCTAGCGCTACTAGAGTTGCCTGCTGGATACCGAATACGCTCATATACCAGAGAACCTGCGCCCGGTAATGCTGCGGCACTTCGGTCCAGTAGTCGCGGGAGAACTTGATTTCGATTATTCCCCAGCTCCCGTCTTCTCGACGGTAGAGTGCGTCCGGGTTAGCACGTTGCCACGGATAATCTTTCCGCGCCCACGTTCCGGTAGTGAAGATCTCCAGCTGCGGATGTTCTTCTGCGTAGATTTCTAGGATCGGTGCTTCTAGCTTTGTGCCTAAGCGCATAGACATATTAGGTACGAGATCATCCGAGATCTGTCCGGTGCGCTTCGCCCATTTTGTAATAGGCGACTCGAACGGACTCAATCCGGAGATTGCGCCTATATCGGATCCGCCAATCGCGGCGTCGTCATTACGTAGCTTGTGCCACGCCTCAGACCCCGGCTCAAAGTCACCTAGGAAGGACGCGTCGCCTAGTTCTGTTAGCTCTAGCTTTCCCCTAATCATTTTTTAGATTCCTTTCTATCTGGAGTAGCTGTTATGTAATGTTTACACTATGGCTACCCTCAGACAATTATTAGGCATAGAACGCAAATATCTAGAGCTACACGAAGCTATCCGGGAGGTCGGATCTGTGGAGTGTGAAGAGCTGCCGGACGTGTTCTTTGCCCAAGAATCCAGCCGAGTAGCCCAGAAATTAGTCGAAGATATAGCTAAAGGGATCTGTCAAAATTGCCCAGTAAAGGTACAATGCCGAGATTATGCCCTATCGACCCGAGTGACGGGGATATGGGGAGGCACTACCGAGTCGGAGCGTTATTCGGCGTCGGGTACGTAAGAAATAGCTAGAGCGGAGCTACCGATAGCTAGTAGAGCTGCGGCTACGTTTAGGATTTGCGCGCCTAGTTCGTTAGTAATCGTTCCTAGGCTAATCAGTAGCGGAACGGTCGCGGCTACAATTCCATAGATCCATTTGCGGGTAGCTGGTTTTAGGTTCAACATTATTCGTCTTCTTTCTTATAGAGGTTTACGTCTTCAAAGGTAGCAGACGCGGTATACGCAGTAAGGATAATCGAGATCAGAGCTACCCCGCCGATTACCAACTGGACGGATACTTCCTTATCAAAGAAGAAAGTCCCCATTCCGAAGATGATCATTACGAAGCCTAGGCGATAACCGCCATAGATTAGCTTCCGGCGATACTTCCAAGACGGCCCAGTTGTGTCTTCGCCTTCCTGATCCCGGAGAAGCATTAGAGCGTCGAAGAGCCTCACTTTAGCTTCTCTAGAGCTATCTGTGTTTTTATGTAGCTAGTCGGCTCCGTGTATCGTAGGCCTTTATTATTCCAAAGATAGAACTTACCGCGCTGGATTTCAAAGTGAAGGTGTGGCCCGGTGGACTCTCCGGTGTTGCCCGACTCTCCGAGCTTTCTGCCTTCTAAAACCTTATCCCCGACCTTGATCCCAGCCTCTTTGATCGAACCCTTTTTGAGGTGATAGTAACCGGACGTGATCCACTCTCCGTTTACCTTATGACGCAGTCTGACAATGTAGCCACCGCCCGCAGGCTCACCGTTAGGGAACTTCAGCTTTGAGGCTCCAGCGTAGACGACTGTTCCATTAGCAATAGCGAAGACCGGAGTGCCGACGGCAGATCCGTAGTCATTTCCGTTATGGTGTTTCCTGATTTTCTCGATAGGGTGAAAACGCCAACCGAAGGGACTTGTCACCTTTGGAAGCGGTTTATCGAACGGATAGCGCATAGGTCTATTTTACCAGAAGGGTAAAGAGCGCAGAGATAAATCCAGTCACTCCAGCGGCTAGCCCTGTATAGGCTATCTTCTCAATCCACGCTAACCGGGCAAGCGTAAGTTCTACTTCCCTGATCCGCTCTGGGACGTCGTCTAAGTGATCCAGCTTCTCCAGTAGTCGGACAAGGATTTCCCCGTGTTCTAGCTGTTTCTGATAAATGGCGTTCTGAGTGATCCGGACGCCAGTTGTTTCTTCGGCCACAATTAGCCTTTTAGAGCTGCGATTTCGTCGGCGGTAAGGCCCAACGCTGTTAGCTTAGAGATCGCGGACGCCTGAGCTACTGCCTTAGCTTCTTCCGCTGCCAGTCTTGTTGCTTCCTGAGCTTCGTAAGCTAGGCGGTCAGTTTCTCGCTGTTCCAATTCGGCTGGGCTAAGAGGAATCTCAGTAGCCTCACCTGTCGAACAATCTACGACCAGCTTTGTGATGATTTCTGTCATTTTCTTTTCTTTCTTGTTATGGAGAGGTGGTGACTATTCCGTCAGAGCCTTTTAGTATTCCATACAAACTTACGGTTGAACCGACAACAAAGTTTCCAGCAGTAGTAGTGAAACTAACTCCTGTCACTGCCGCTGTGTTAGACCAAAGAGCAGCACCGATAGCAAGCATATTAGCTGTGGCATTGTTCTCGCTTACGCTGTCAAGGGAAATAGATTTGTTGGTAGCTCCTGCGTAGTTAGGAATGTAAAGTTCAATGTTTGAGAATGTATCGGCTGTTGCCAAGCTCGAAGGTGTCCAAGCATAAAACTCGGTGTAGTTAGTTGAGGAAACCCCCGCACCCTCTCCAAGTAAGTAGCGAGAAGTCTTGTTTGTGGCACTTGAGTTTAGAGCAAAGGTAATAGGTGTATAAGGGTTTCCGTTGTTGCTACTTTGTCTAACTGAAATCTTTAGCACAATGTCAGTAAAAGTAGCAGGAATAGAGGTGAACTCAATAGAGGCAGCAGCAGTACCTAGAGTTTTAGATTCAATAAGTTTCATTAGGCGATTACTCCGTAAAGTGAGAATGTTGAGCCAATAGCAAAGTTATGTCCTCCGTTGATACTGAACCCAACACTTGTAATCGCTGAGGTGCTTGCGTATCTT